TTTGTTGGTCAAACAAAAGAAGGGTACGGTGATGTTTATTTACAAAGAACATTAGAAGACTGGGCTAAGTTTGATATAAACAACAGAACAAAGCATGATGCATCGATAAGCTCCGGCTTAGCTTTGATGGCATGCAACAAACACAGATATAGTCCTAAGGGAGCTATAACCACAAAGAAATATTCCTTAGGGTTTAAGAAATACGACAATAAAGGAACCACCTCAAAAATAATGCAATAGATGAATGTAAGTACAAATACTAATAGTCCATTTCCTGATCAGGTAGTAAGTGACGCTGAAAAAGCAACGCTAGAATACGGATTGCAGGTTTCTCGTGCTATTGAGCAAGAGTGGTTTAATTATGGAGGTGCAGGTTCAAATAGATATCTAACTAACTGGAATAACTTTCATAACCTAAGGTTATACGCCAGGGGAGAACAAAGCGTTCAAAAATATAAAGATGAATTAGCTATTAACGGCGATTTATCTTATTTGAATTTAGATTGGAAGCCAGTACCCATACTATCAAAGTTTTCAAACATTGTAGCTAATGGTATTACTCAAAAGCAATATGATATATCAGCTTACTCGCAAGATCCTGAGTCTTTAAAAGCTAGAACGGATTACGCGGAGAATCTTCTTTTTGATATGATGACAAGAGAAGCCCGGGCAGAAGCTAGCGCGGTTATACCCATGGACCTTAGCCGTTCGGGTGTTCCTGATGGAGAGTTGCCTGAGTCTACAGAAGAAAGAGATTTGCACATGCAGCTTAAGTACAAGCCTGCTATAGAAATAGCGGAGGAAGAAGCTATTAGCACTGTGTTAGCTACTAACGAGTATAATCTAACGCGAGCTAGGATAAATCAAGATTTAGTTAATATCGGAATAGGCATAACTAAAACATCGTTTAACCCGGCAGAGGGTATAGTTGTTGACTACGTAGATCCAGCTTATTGCGTATGGTCTTATACGGAGGACCCTAACTTCGAGGATATATATTATGTAGGTGAAGTTAAATCTATAACAATACCAGAGCTTAAAAAAGAATTCCCTTATATATCTGACGAGCAATTAGAAAGAATTCAAAAGATGCCAGGCAATCGTAGAATGATACGAGGCTTTGAGAACTACGACTATAATACAGTACAAGTATTATACTTTGAGTATAAAACTTATACGGACCAGGTGTTTAAAATAAAGAAAACAGACAACGGTCTTGAAAAGGCTATTGAAAAAACAAACGAATTTGATCCCCCACCAAATGACAACTTTGAAAGAGTGTCAAGGTCAATTGAAGTATTGTACCAAGGTGCCAAAGTAGTAGGTACGGACATTATGCTAGAATGGAAACTAGCCGAAAACATGACTCGCCCAATGGCTGACACTACAAGAGTGGAAATGAGTTACTCTATAGCTGCTCCTAGAATGTACAAGGGAGTGATACAGTCGCTTATAAGCAAGTGCATTGGGTTTGCTGACGTAATACAATTAACGCATTTAAAAATACAGCAGGTACTATCTAGAATGGTTCCTGATGGAATATTTTTAGATATTGATGGTTTAGCAGAAGTTGATTTAGGTAATGGTACAAATTATAACCCGGCGGAAGCATTAAACATGTACTTCCAAACAGGTTCAGTTGTTGGTAGATCAATGACGCAGGACGGGGATATGAACAGAGGCAAGGTTCCTATACAAGAATTATCAAGCTCTTCCGGTATATCTAAAATACAATCTTTAATTACTGCATACAACTATAATATGCAGATGATTAGAGACGTTACTGGATTAAATGAAGCCAGGGACGGAGCTATGCCAGATCCTAACGCTTTAGTAGGCTTGCAAAAAATGGCAGCGAATGCTTCTAATGTTGCCACTAAGCATATACAGGATGCAAGTATACAGTTGACATTGAGTACTTGCGAAAATATTTCGCTTAAAATAGTCGACGCGTTAAACTTCCCTCTTACTAAAAATTCTTTAATGAATAGCGTATCTACTTTTAATGTAGAAACTTTAAAAGAAATTGAAAACCTCAACCTGCATGACTTTGGTATATTTTTAGAAATAGAGCCAGATGACGAAGAAAAAGCAGAGCTGCAAAAGAATATACAAATAGCCTTGCAAACAAAAGAAATTGATATAGAGGATTCAATTGATATCAGCCAAATAAAAAACCTTAAGCTAGCTAATCAAATGCTAAAGCTTAAGCGCAAGAAGAAGCAGGAAAGAGAGCAAGCGCTGGTTCAGCAAAATATACAAGCACAAGCTCAAGCAAACGCAGAAGCGTCTGAAAGAGCCGCGATGGCTGAAGTACAAAAGCAACAAGCAATGACTGCTGAGAAGGTGGCAATCGAGCAAGCTAAATCTAATTTTGAAATGCAAAGAATGCAGACCGAAGCGCAGATTAAAAAAGAGTTGATGGCAACGGAGTTCCAATACAACTGAAAGCTCGCACAGATGAAGTCTCAAGAAACACAAGCCAAAGACGCGCAAATAGAAGATCGCAAAGACAAAAGAATAGAGAAAGAAGGTACGCAACAAAGCCAGCTGATAGAGCAAAGGCAAACGCAAGGATTACCAAAAGACTTTGAGTCTGCGGGTAATGATAACCTAGGTGGATTTGATCTATCTCAATTCGAACCGCAATAAATACCTATTTAATAATTATATAATATCATATCATGAGTGAAGTAAAAACAGAGGGATCTTTTAAGATCAAATCTAGACCTAAGCTAACAGACGAACAATTAGCCGCTAAGAATAAAGAGCCGCTAATAGATGTCCCAAGCAATGTAACAAAAGTAGTAATTCCCAAAGAAGATGCGCCGGCTGAGGATCCGCTTTTAGAAGGAGACGGAGACGGAGACGGAGACGGAGTTATAAAAGAAATAGTTGACGATAAGCCTATTGAGCCAGCTGCACCAGCTGCACCTGTTGCGCCGGCTGTAGAGTTGCCGGAAAACGTTACAAAGCTAGTTGATTTTATGCGTGAAACCGGGGGAACCATGCAGGATTACATGCGATTAAATACTAATTACGACGATGTGGATCGCGACGTATTGGTAAAAGAATATTACAAAAACACTAAGTCACACTTAAGTGCAGAAGAAATCGAGTTTATGATCGAGGACAACTTTGCATTTGATGAAGACCTAGATGAGGAGCGAGATATCCGTAGAAAAAAACTCGCATATAAAGAAGAGGTTGCCAAAGCCCGTAAGTTTTTAAATGATACTAAAGATAAGTATTACGATGAGATCAAGTTGAACTCACCTAGCTTATCCCAGGATCAACAAAAAGCATCGGACTTTTTTAATCGATATAAAGAGGACCAGGAAAGAAACGCCGCAAACCACGAAAAGTTTAAAGCCAACACTAACCAATTACTTAACGAAGATTTCGAAGGTTTCGATTTTGACTTAGGGGATAAAAAGTTTAGATATGGTGTACAAAACGCTTCGCAGGTTGCACAAAAACAATCAGACATCAGCAATTTTATAGGGAAGTTCCTTGGCAAAGATGGTATGATTGAAGATACCGCAGGGTATCACAAAGCGTTGTATGCAGGTGCAAATGCTGATAAAATAGCAAATCACTTTTACGAACAAGGCAAAGCTGACGCAATTAGAGATGTTGTAAACAAATCTAATAACACGTCTAGTTCTGCTAGAAAAGCTGCTCCAACAGGCGCCGCTAAGTTTGGTGCATATACCGTAAAGTCAGTTTCTGGAGCGGACTCATCAAAACTAAAAATTAAAAAATTTAAAAATTACTAAAAATGGCTTTAACACCACAATTTGGGAGCTTAATCCCAACACAAGTACCACAATTACTTTCAACGAATTACCTACAGTGGGATAACAACGGAGGCGGAGCAGGCGTTCCTGAAAACTTTGCTGATTTTGCACAGCAATACCTACCAGAAATCTATGAAGCTGAGGTAGAGCGTTATGGAAACAGAACATTATCTGGATTCTTAAAAATGGTTGGCGCTGAAATGCCAATGACATCTGATCAAGTTATTTGGTCTGAACAAAATCGTTTACACATATCTTACGATGGAGTTTCTCAAGCCAATGGAGCTGGAACAACTTCTGTAATTACTATTCCAGTAGCGGACGGGGTTAGCAATGTAATATCTGTAAATGACACAGTTGTTGTATTAGACCCTTCAAATGGACTAGA